AATGTCTGCCTCCCAAGCCCAGGGCAACAAATGGCCAACAGTGTCTGTGCCGAACGGGGCGCAGTCTGCTAAGAAAAGCTTACTTAATGCCTGGGACTACCTGGAGAAATACGACGAGATAATCCTGATGTTTGACCAGGATGAGGCCGGTCAGAAAGCTGCAATTGAGTGTGCCGAGGCTCTGCCAATTGGCAAAGTCAAGATAGCAAAGCTGCAGTACAAGGATGTCAATGACGCCCTTCAGGATGGCGCTGAAAAACATATCATCGATGCCGTCTTTAAAGCTGCCGACTGGCGACCTGATGGCATTGTGTCCACCGCAGAGCTGCGGAGTGAGATTACAAGGACCGAAGAAGAATCCCTGGTCAGATACCCTTACGCCAAACTCAATGAAATCACCAAGGGCATACGCCCGTCCACCCTGGTCACTATCTGTGCAGGGTCTGGTGTTGGCAAAAGTACCCTGATAACTGAGTTTGCTTACCACCTGCACTGCAACGACCAAAAGGTTGGGATGCTGATGCTAGAGGAAGAGAACCGCAGAACTGTAAGGGGATTGCTTGGGCTACACATGGATAAAAACATTGTGCAGGAGTCCGAGGCTGCCACACCAGAAGAAGTGTTAGATGCTCACGACGAGCTATTCCAACACCAGGATATCCAACTGTTCAATCACTTTGGTAGCACCTCCCTGGACACTATCGTCAACCGCATCCAGTACATGGTGAAAGCTATGGGATGTACCCACATATTCCTGGACCACATCAGCATCCTGGTCTCAGGTCTCACGGGGCAGGTGTCCGATGAGAGGCGGCTTATCGATAGCGTTATGACAACCCTGCGCCAGATGGTCCAGGAGCTTGGGATTACGTTGTTCCTGGTAAGCCACCTAACGCGCCCTGGGGGTGCTGGGCATGAGGGCGGGGAGTCTATAAAGCTGTCACAGCTGCGAGGCTCTCACTCTATCGCGCAACTTGCAGACTTCTGTATTGGCCTCCAGGTGAATCCAGAGAACCCTACCGATGACACCAGAACCCTGGTGGTGCTCAAGAACAGATTTACCGGCCAGGTAGGTTATGCCGGAACACTCAAGTACGACCGCAACACAAGCCGACTAATCGACATCGGCTGCAGGGATGACCTGCGTTTCTAAATGTCGACACTTTAAGGAGACTAGGCCATGAGCCACACTAAAATCGTTTTACAACATCTATCAACAGGCGCAGGAATCACTAGCGCCTATGCCTTTAATAATCTAGGAATCTCTCGTATATCAGCAGTGATATACAAGTTAAAAAAAGAAGGGTATGAGATTGAACGTCGGGACCTGCCAGTAAAGACTCGACAAGGTCGGAATGCCTGGGTTGGGTGCTGGTTTATGCCCCAGCTGCCAGTGATGCCTAAGCAATCTGAGCTAAAGCTGTGAAGGTGGTCTTTGACCTGGAGAGCGATGGACTGCTTAACCAACTGACAAAGATACACTGCATAGGACACTACGACCTGGACGAACGCAGCGGCGTAGTTAGCCTGGCACACACTGACCAGGATATTGAGGAATGTGTGAGGATGCTACAGGATGCCGATGAAATCATTGGGCACAACATCATTGCCTTTGATATTCCTGCGCTGCAGAAAGTGTACCCCTGGTTCAAACCTACCGGAAAGATTACCGACACATTAGTCACAAGCCGCCTAGTTGCTGCTGACTTAATTAGCGACGATGCGACCTCGGTAAGCCTGCCTGATGACTTCCCAAAACGATTGTGGGGCAGCCACTCTCTGAAAGCCTGGGGCCTGAGAATGGGCACCATGAAGGGTGACTATGATGGCGGCTGGGAAGAGTGCAACCAGGCGATGCTGGACTACTGTATCCAGGACGTCAATGTCACTTCAGCTCTATACAGCTTTCTCATGGTAAAGGCTGCTGACTTTTCAGAGAGGTCCATAGACCTTGAGCATGAGCTTGCAGAGATATGTTTCAGGATAGGAAACAACGGCTGGACATTCGATAGGGACGGTGCCAATGACCTTTATGCTGAACTGGCTAAACTCAGGATTCAGCTTGAGAAAGACCTGCATGAACTGTTTGAGCCCTGGGAGGTACACCAGGACTTTATTCCTAAAGTAAACAACAAGGCTCGAGGTTACGTTAAGGGCGAACTAATCACCAAAGTAACAGTGGTCGAGTTTAACCCTAACAGCCGCAAGCATATACACCGCTGCCTGGTCGATAAGTACGGGTGGAAGCCAAAGCAGTTTACCCCGTCAGGTGAGGCTAAGGTCGACGAGCAGGTGCTGTCACAGCTGCCTTACCCTGAGGCGCAGAAGTTGGCTAAGTTTTTCCTGGTCCAGAAAAGGATTGCTCAGTTGGCTGAAGGTAGCCAGGCATGGATGAAGAAGGTAGACAGTGACGGCAAGATACGCCACACCATTATCAGTGGTGGCACTGTGTCGGGCAGGGCAGCGCATCGCTCACCTAACGCGGCCCAAGTACCTTCGACCAGGGCAGCCTTCGGTAAGCAGTGCAGGGACCTATGGACCGTACCCAAAGGCTGGACGCTATGTGGTGCTGACCTGTCAGGGTTAGAGCTACGGTGCCTGGCGCACTACCTGGAGGATGACGGTGAGTACGCTAAGCAGATACTTGAGTCAGACATCCACACCTTCAACCAGGAGGCTGCAGGGTTAGAGACTCGAGATGAAGCTAAGCGATTTATCTACAGCGTCTTGTTCGGCGGGGGTGACAAGTTGATAGGTGAAATTGTCGGTGGGACAGCTAAGGACGGCAAAAGACTCAAGGCTGCATTCGACAAGAACGTGCCTGCATTCGCAAGGCTGAAGCAAGAACTACAACAAGCATTTAAGCGTGGATATCTCAAAGGTCTGGACGGCAGAAAGCTGTTCGTGAGGTCAGAGCACAGATGCCTTTCTCAATTACTCCAGTCGTCTGGTGCAGTCCTGTGTAAGCAGTGGTTGGCAATGATTGACAAGGAGATAACAAAGCAAGGGCTGGAAGCATACATCGTGGGCTGGGTTCACGACGAGGTGCAGATTGCCTGCAAGACCAAGGAGATAGCTAACGATGTCGGTAATATCACTAGAAGAATGGCGCAAGAAGCAGGCGAAGCATTCCAATTCAACCTCCCCATCGACGCCGAATTTAACCTCGGAAAAACCTGGAGCGACACCCACTGAGTCAACACACATTGAGGACGACCTGGACATGCTTATTTCGTTCTGGGAGGTCCTCGATGCAGCTGCTAGGACACCCTTTACGGTGAAGTCTAACTTTGCCAGGAAAGCCGCCTGGTACATCTCTGTGTGTGCCTCGAGGGGACTACTGACCACCGAGGTGGATTACGAAATCTTTGGTAATTACTGGTTGATTACCGAGGAAGGACACGAGTTTAAGGAGGACATCGATGAACATCTTAAAAACTTTCAGTGACACCAAGACCACCTTACTAATTGATGGCGACCTGTACCTGTACCAGGCATGCGTTGCTGTGGAGGAAGAGGTGGACTGGGGTGACGATATCTGGTCACTCTATTGCGACATAGGTAAGGCTAAGGAGATATTCAAGAGCCGCCTGGAGAGCTTCTGTGAGCGCCTGGATACCGATGAATACCTGGTGTGCTTCACGGTGGGGGACAACTTCAGAAAGACGGTGCTGCCCGCCTATAAAGGTAACCGCAAGAAGACACGGAAACCTGTCGGCTACAAGGCCCTGGTCGAGTGGGCTCTTGCAGAGTTCCCATGCCATACCCAGGACACCCTGGAGGCCGACGACATCATGGGCATCCTGCAGTCAGCTAAGACCAAGCCCACGGCCATTGTATCCGACGACAAGGACATGAAGACGATACCAGGCAAACTCTACAGACCTATGTCCGATGAACTCATGCACATAAAGGACCAGGAGGCCGACAAGTACTTCCTGACTCAGTGTCTCACTGGGGACACCACAGATGGCTTCTCAGGATGCCCAGGTGTTGGCCCTAAGTCTGCCGAGAAGATACTCGGACCTCACCCTACCTGGGAGCTAGTAGCTCAGGCATACACCAAAGCAGGGCTTACCAGGGACGATGCAATTGTCCAGAGTCGGTGCGCCAGGATACTGCGGTGGTGCGACTGGGATGAGACAACTGAAACCATAAACCTATGGGAGCCAGGCCGATGAACTGGGAATACGAAACTGACCCTCCAAAGTGGAGCAGTAAAAAAGGTAAGAAACCTAAGGGCTGGCCAGACTTTGATATCCACCTGGGATGTCCGTCTTGGCCTCACTGCCCCTTAGAAGGAGGATGCCTGAATCCTGACCCGTGGGACTGGGTAGAAGATGAGGAGCCAGGCCGATGATTATTACACGAAAGAGCCAGTTCAGCGGCACCCTGTACACCAGAGACCTCGATGTCACCCAGGCACAGTTGGTGGCCTATGAGGACGGTGCGCTGCTGCAGGATGC